GGCATACACATTTCGACCATAACCACTTTCCCAAGGGAAATCTGGTTCTGGAGACTCAATGAACCATTGAGTCAGAGACGAGATGTGACCTCTACGTGCAAACTTAGACGATAAACGTTCCCTTAAAATTGGGACCTCCCACACTTGATGATCATCATTCCTCCTTATTGGAGTAAAGTGACTATCTTGGATAGGAGTGTTGTCGTTTTCCGTCTCTGAGAGCACACAAAAACCATCAGTAGACTTACTATGGTAATACATCCTAGCCTTAAAACGGCGAGGAATGATATTTACCATTCCTGAAGAGAGGCATACTAGCCCTTTGTTAAAAGCGTTATTACTAACGTCAATCCAGGATTGTAAGTTGGTTCCTTTGATGGTTGGACAGTCGGTTCGAATGTAACAAGGTGTTACATCTACGCCGAGATAAGAGTCCATGCCGCAACTTTCGCGGAATGGTCCCCTAGTGAATGTTTTATTCACGTTGATTTTTAACTCTAGGAGCTTAAAAATCCTGTCCAGGGTTGCAACACTTGATGATGGCATAATTATGTCATCACCAAAGACCCGCACCTTTCTAGCGGCAGACTTTAATGTCCGTGATTTGATTGTAGACTTGTTATCCCAAAGGATAGCAGTATACGCACAAAGCGCGAAAAGAATAGTCTGTACAGGAAAGGTTACGGCTGATCCCATAGCTGCGAATTTGTTTAATTCGCATGACTTGAGCCCCCCGATGTTGGAAACAACATGGGAAGTTCGTGAAGCGTATAGCAACTGAAGCAAGTCCTCATTAGATGAGAATAAGCGTTCAACTGTTCTACAACTCACCCTATCTGACGCTGCTGATAAATCAACAGTGGCGAATTCATCATCCGTAGAAGCCTCGCGGCTTTTACTTATGGTTTCAGATGCATCTCTGCATTGATCCCTTGATGGATCTTGTGATAGGAAGTTTATGGATAGCCGAAGCGTTGGATGCATATGTTTGCGCATCCACGCGAGCAGTCCCTGTTGAAGGAACTGATTTGCAGTAGGCTCTGACGCAATTAAGCGAGGTTTATCGTAAGTCTTCGGTACAGCAACCAATTTGGCTGGCATCGAAGACGAAAGGTAACCTCCTTTAACTGATGTTAGAGAACCTGCATAATCATGGACCATCTTTACACAATCACTAACAGGCGCTACTAAAAGCGCTTTGTGGTTGTTTCTAGATGGGTGATCCATAATAGCAGGTATAAACGAGTCCTGCATGGCACAATCGCCATACGGGAATAAAGTTAACGCTCGGTCTGGCCACGTTAAGTGGTTATACTTGTCGTCAACTTTACGTTTATCACTTACTGCACCTGGTCCATGCTTGAACTTAAAAGTTCTGATATCAGGGCTTCGATTGAAGCCCAATATTCCTGATACCCGATCAAGGGTATCGAGAAGTAGATAGTCAGAACGCCCCATAGCAAGATCATTAAAGCGGCACCTAGAATTACCAAGAAGGTAACTAGAGGTGTCGTTCCATGGTCTCGTAGGTCCAGATAGAGCTTTTTCAACTTTGAAAAACTCTTCAACTGCTTGAATTTTTGCAGTATTTGGACTTTCCCGATCGAGCTTTTTGTACGCGAATAAAATACATCGTGTGAAAAAGACGATTTTTGGTTCTGGGTAAATAAGTTCACCACTACGCCTATAAGTTTGGCGAAGAAGATGAGAAAATATTTCATTATTCTTCCTCATGCTACCTAGTGAAGTAGGCATTG